CCTCCACCCGCGGTTAGTTTGTTAAACTAACGTAAGGAGATAAATCCTCGCTAAAGCCAAGGACCTAGATCTGTCCACTGATGCACTAAACTTCGGGCATGAAGCCTTAACTTGACCTTACCTCGGAGACTGAACAAGTTTCCCTGAACTGTCGAAGAAGGAAGATCTCGAAGTTTAACACGGTTCCCAAGGAGAGTAGCCACAAGGCTACAATCATTAGTTGACGCATTGCGAAGACGGTCTAATAAAAGACCGACATCTTCGGAGACGGCCGTGAGGCCTATCTCAGTAACGTGCCTGCAGAAGAAACCTTCTAACAGTCCACGCGCCCGGCTTGGGGTGGCTTCATCGAAGTTACTGATGAAACCACCATCTCCTAGCGAGTTATCAATCCGAAGTCGATGAGATTTCGGAAGACTATTTACTAAGAGATTCCAACACTTTAGCAGTCGAGAGTCACAACCGAAACCAAGGTTTCGGGAGTGAGCCTGACGGCGAATCGCGTTGGCAAGACGATACACCTGTAAAGGTGTGCGAACCATCTCTCTAAGAAAGATGGGCTTTACGTCAACTCCATCGAACCAGTAGGCACCACAGGATTCACGAAAGTATCCACGAGTAAAACTCTTTCCCGTGTTTACAATGAATCCAAGATACCGACTGAACGATGAAAAGGACTCGAAACATGGAGATGGTAGTATAACATCATCCCCATATACACTGACCATCGAACTGTCATAGCCCATGTCTTCACAGACAGAAGCAGCGGCAGCATAGAAGATTAGTGATTCGAGCTCAAAGGTAAAGCCATTCCCCATTGATGAGAATTTCTCATGAAGGAATGTCTTACCCTCGAGTGTACCGAAGTGTGATCGACACGCATCTAAAAGAGAGAACCAGTCCGGAGGCAAAAGCTCCCGGACGAGTAATCTCGAGATGCTATCAGAAGCAGAGGAGAAGTCAACGGTTGCGTAGAAAGGCGATTCACTGCCTAGCTTTGCAAGCCACTGGTTCCGACTCTGAAATGATAAATCGATCCCGTGCCTCCTAAGTTTTCGTCGGATGACCTTGCCAATGCCTAACTGAAACCAGAGATTTATCCCTGGCTCAATGGCGATGACGCGGTCGGTCTTAGAATTCTTAGGAACAGTGACAACTACGTTCCCAACCTCAAAGACAGGGAAAGAGCTACGTTTCCGAAGCTCCGCCCCCCAGAGAGGGTATGCAAGTTCAAAGATCCCAGTACGGTCTGGTCTCTCAGAATCGAACATGAGGGAATACAGATCTCGCGTGATTCCAACTTCTTGTTGGAACTTATTGGTGGCTGATACGCCGGCACCCTTTAACAGAGTGCTTACGCCAGGTCCCCAATTGGATCGTTCGAGAATTTCCTCGATTGGACAGACGCCCAAAACCTTAGTAATTTTCTGCCTCATTGCGTTTAGCAATGAAACACTAGACCAGTTTGAAAGCGGGTCTAGACTAGGGTTCCGGAATCGTCTATTTGTTTCCTTGCAGAGGTTCTCCATCTCGGAAAACTTGCCCAGAGCAACAGCCTTACGATCGATATCCACCTTAAGAAAGGAGTTTTTCGACAGAAATTTTGTAGCCTGGTAGGCGTCTCTAAAATCCCGAGGATCATTATAATCCAGAGGACTGACATCTAAGTTCACTAGTTGGCCATACTCTCCATTCCTATAGAGAATATGACACGTCAATGAACGTGGAC